GATTGCGAGCCAGTAGGCTACCTCGTACAACTTGAGGTCTGTTCGTTGGCTTTTGGTTAGTTTGTCGAGGTCTTTGGCATCAAGCTTGGTGGGTCTGATTGGATTGGCCATTTGTTTTCCCTCCCCCGCACGTGAAGTGAATACGCTGATGCTTCATTTTAGCTTATGGTTGTGTTTGTGTGGATGCGGCGGGAGAGGTTGGCCGCAGTGACGGTATCGGAGCGGTCTGCCCGTTGCGAAGCAACGGATACTGGTCCTGTGCCGCAAGGAGCAGGTGCATGGGGTTTGTGGGGCACGGCAGCGAAACTGGTGTGGGCGTACTCGTCCACGTGGCGGATCGGGCACAATTGAGACAGTAAAGCTGCTATACTAGAGTCACAAAAAAGAGGTAGTGCCCGCCTTCGGACGACGGGTGCGCTTCGGACAAGGCGAAGAGTTAGCCCTTGCGGCTAGCTCTTCTTTTCTTGCGCCGGCGCATTTGCCCGACGCTGAGACTGACCTGAACCACCGCTGCCAGCGCTGACACTATGGCCGCTACTGTTGCAATAAATTCAAGTATGCTCATGGGTTCACCTCCTCTCCTAGGAGAATCGGCGCACCCGTCAGGCGAAACACTACCAAGTCTTAGCATAGGGGTAGTTGGATTTTATTGCAACTTAAATTGTGGCAATTGACAGAATTGTCAATTAATTTGTTTGTGAGTTTTTGCCCTTCGGTCACGAAGTGACCGTTACTGATCCTGTGCCGTAAGGCGCAGGTGCGTGGGGTTGCAGGGCGAGGTCAAAGGTCAAACCCGAGATGCCGCATCAAGTACGGCATGACAACTGAGGCGAAATGCCGCGTCGGAGCGCTGCATGACAGAGGGTTGCTGGTGTGGACGCACTCCTTTTTCTAATGCTGGTAGCTGCTTCTCAGTAGATCAGCGATACATGGCTCTTTCTGCGATGATAGTGACCGATAGTCAACCAAAGCCTTCTCGAGAAAGCCAGTTTCTGCAAAATAATCATTGATGAATTCTTTGCTTTTGACCTTTGACATGCCCAGCACTGATTTGCAGTATTCACTGGGCCGCGTGCTTGACCTGTATTTCCTCGTGTATTCATCATACTTGCCTGCGGCCACAATGGTTAACATCTCGAATTCTGGCTTCGTATAGAAAGAGAACACCCTGACGGTATCGCGGTACAGCTTGCTGAGCTTGAACTGCTCGCGCGGCGAATCGGCTATCCTGAGTATTGATACAGCTCTGTCAAAGTCGAAGCCGAGGTTCTTTTCTTCGACCTTTGAGGCTCCTCTATGCCGACTTATCTGCACATTGCCAAGGTCAGAAATAATGAGTCTTTTGCGGTCGAGCAATAATTCGATGAGGGCCTGCTCAGCTGCGCCTTCACAGCAAAAAACTGCGTGTGAGCTTTCTAGGTATTCCCTATCTGCCTGGCTAAGCATTGAGTGCTTTCTTGAGCAGGTTTTGGAAGCTTCTTACTTCTGTGAATTTGGGTGCAGTTCCTTTGATGAAATTTGATGCAAAAACTTCACTCTTTTTGTTTTCAACTCTGCTTACTCGATCAGAGTAGTTAACGACCTCGACTTCATAATTGTCGTCCCTAATCAGGAAGTACACATTGTCCTTTCTTGAAATGACGTCGAGTATCTCTACATAGTGAGTCGAGAATATTAAAGTAGCCCCGTGCGGATTGTATTCTTCAGACATGAACATTTCGATGATGATGTTAACCAGTTTTTTATTGAAGTGGTTTTCGATTTCATCAATAATGAGGTACCCGCCCGTTTGCAAAACTGCTATGGCACGAACCATGACGTTATTTCCCTTTATGGTGCCAGCAGATAGCATGCTTGAAAGCTGCTCGCCATAGACATCAACCTGCGAATCGCTATTTTTAAATTTGAGCGAAAAGGTGTCTGAATTCGCAAGATGATCATTTATGAGGTACTCGACACTCGGGTCAAACATTTGAATTATGGCTGGAGGAGTATCACCCGCAAAGAGCACCTTGTTGGGGGATGATAGACTGCTGATAAGTTGCTCGACTTCAGGTATTTCGTCGGACAATACGGCAATCGCAATACTTGTTGTATCACTAACAAATCTCTTTACCTCATCGGGGAGCTGTGAGCGCACCGCCCTTAAGTCAGTGTCCCTAAAGAGAAGTGCGTCCTTCTTGGTTGCCGGGCGAGCCTTTTTCGACCAAAGTCTTTCCTCTACGTAGTGGTATTTCACTGAGCCGGCAGAGAGCAAAGCCGAGTCGCCACTTGAGTTCCCTATTTGGAGTTGAGATTCAAGCTTGAAGAAGTCCCCATCTAGGTAAAAATAGAGAGTGACCGTTGTCTTATTAGAAAAAATGTCGAACTGAGTAATACCCTCAAGAATATGAGGTCTTTGGGTCAAAATATTGAGGGCCATATACAGCAATTTCAAAACGGTGGTTTTGCCTGATGCATTGATCCCTGCCAGTGCAACAACCTTCTGGGTGTGAACGGGAGGCGCAACAGGGAATACATCATCAAGATTCATGACTCTATCTTTTGCCTGAAAATCAATTTCGAATCTTTCATCTTTAAACAGCTTCACGCCATCGAAGCAGGCTTTTAGGAGCTTCATTGCTGACCTTTCTTGAGATTTGAACATTATTTTTGTTTAAATCTTACCATATGGCGAGCTTTGCCACAAGTAATGCTGTGATCGTGCAGCCAATCTAATTGCTAGCAAAATATCGCTTGCAATCGTCCCTATGCTATTCACCGCAACGCGCTGAACAGCTCCCTGCCAACACTGTCATTGCGGCTCGGGGGCCGCAATGACGGTGTTGCGACACCTTGCCAACTGGGTTGGTTTTGCCCTTCGGGCGCTGTGCGCCCGTTACTGGTCCTGTGCCGTTAGGCGCAGGTGCATGGGGTTAGGGAGCACGTCAACGATACTGGTTTGTGCATGCTCCTCCGCTTATTCGAGGAGGGTGGTCAGGCGGGTCAGGTGTTTGCGGGTGACGGTCTTCATGGCGGGCAAGGTCGTGGCTTTTTTGAGCTGTTCGTGCAATTCTGTGATTGACGTGTTTGCGGCGCGTTCGAAGTTCAGGGCCTGCGTGGTTTTGCCGCTTGCTTGCGCTGGCTCATGTGCGCCGTCGCTGGCTTTGCTTTGGTCCTTGCTGTCTGCTTCAGGCTTCGCCCTGTAGGTTCCGGCGTCGATGGCCTTCGCTACGTTTGAGACTTCAGGGTTTGGGGCGTTGCCTAGCTCGATGATGGCTTTGCGGCTTATGCGGACTTCGCCGTCAATGATTTTACGTTTTGCTTCGGGTGAGGTCTTGCCGATGGCGGTAAGGCCGTCGGCGACTTTTTCTGCAGCCATTACCGTTGAGCGAGATACTCGGTGGTGCTCGCTTAAAACCTCTGATGACCTGCCTGGTGTCGAATTAATCAAGGTTTGATTTTCAAACCTTGATTCTTTTAGGTCTGTGAGCTGCGGGTTTTCATTTTGGACGTCAGTTTTTTTGCGTCCGGAGTTTGCGCGTTGTCCACCACGGATGTTTTTGACCGCCTTGTATTGCAGACCCAGAAAGTAGGTAAACTGCAGCGGCGAGAGGTTGCGTCTTGCGATTTGTGTTTCTATGATCCAGTTGATGACCTCGTCGCGGCTGGCAAACTCGAGTTCTGTAGTGCGAAAGGGCAGGCCGTGTTTTTGTGCGATACCGTAGCGGTTGTGACCGTCTATCAAGATGTCGTGGCCTTTCCAGATGACCAGAGCGTCGCGGATGCCGTGCTCCAGGATGTTTTCTTCCAGTGCTTGTAGGGACTGGGGGTCAAGGCGCGGCAGAAGGAACTTGAACTCTTCGTCGATGATGATGTTTGCGATGGTGGTTGTGGTGGTTGTGGTGGTTGGCTCTACTGGCTTTGTCATGGCGATACCTCACAATCTGTCGGAGGCGGTCCATGTAAGATCAGATGTCTACTAGTATACGCTCATGTGGGATATGAGTTTCTGGGCTTTAGGGTCAAGGGTTTGATGCCCCGTTGAGCACAGCATGACAAGGGGTTGCGCATTTGACCTTAACGCGTCTTCCTGAGCGCAAAGTGTTCCCGTGATGGGAAATCGCTTTGCGAAGGATCTTACATCTACTAGTTGAGCGCGGATTTCGGTGCTTTGCACTCAAAGATCCCTCGTCACCAGCCGTAAGTGTCCCAGCTATTCTGCACTCGGGAGGCTAAGGGCAATGTCTTTGACCTTTCGGGCGCACAGCGCCCGTTACTAATCCTGTGCCGCCAGGCGCAGGTGCATGGGGGCCCAATGACAGTTGAGCGAAGAGTGAAGCAGTAGGTTGTCTTGCCAAACTGACAATTGTAAAATGTTACTTTCCACTTCGCTGCCCAAGAGGGGGTCTAATGAGCAACACGGTTGGAGATAGAATTCAATTTTTTCTTACCTCTAAGGGAATGACGCAGAAAGAGCTTTCTCAAGCAACTGGATTGACGGAAGCTGCAGTATCTCGCTACGTCAACAATGAAAGAGAGCCGCGAATTGTGCCTCTCACAGCGATAGCAAAGGTACTTGAGGTAACCACGAGTGAGCTGCTGGGCGAGATGGTTGAGACTCCAGATTTTGAGGTCGCCTCCCGACTAGCGGTGAACCTGTCAGACCGAGACAAGAAAAATCTCATTTTTGCACTCATGCAGTCGAGAGACTAATTCCGATACTAATGCTAAAACCTACAGAAAAGCGCGAGCTGGAATCAGCTGTCGCAGAAATCATCGAAGACTACGGAATTCGTGTATACCCACTTGAGCTCAGAAGGCTCTCTCGCCTACTTGGCTTCGGTCTGGTCAACTATAGTGACTTGTGTCCAGATCTGCAGGACGTTGCTTTCGGACATTCCTATGAGGGCTTTGTCATAATTGGGTCTGGTGAAAAGCTAATCTTTTACAATGGTGAAGCCCCCTATGAGTATAGAATTAGATTTACGATTGCGCACGAAATGTATCATCATTGGTTTGAAGATTATGCCAAGTGCAGTTCAACCGAGTCGCGAGCGGATTATTTTGCCTCGTACCTTTTAGCACCGACACCTCTCGTTTATGTATCAGGCGCAAGAACAGAAGCTGAGATATCTGAGCTCTTTTGTATTAGCAGATTAAGTGCAGGCTATGTTTTGGAGAGAGTGCTGGAGGAGACTCCAAAGGGCTTGTTTACAGAAACGGAGCGCGCAATTCTCTCTTGCGCCAAGCTCGACGAGAACGCAAATCTCGATGAGCATTTTAGCGAGCCATATGAGCAGTCTTCCATGTCATTGTCTACCTCGTTAAAACAAGCTCATTTGACCCTGCCGATACCTACTGGCCGAAAACTCTGACGCTGCACGTCCCTCATGTTCTATTGTTATGAGGGGAACATAATCGAACATACATGAATAAGGATTGTCATAGCAAATCACAAGCGGTGGTGCAATTTCGTCTATTAAAGAGCTGTAACCAGCCATAAAGAGTTTTTGACAGCCTCTTAGTCTTGTTCCTAGCGTTGATACGGCTACTACTGAACCTCGCTCTACTCCCTTGAACGAATAGTCGTGACTTGGTTCATCACTCCAGGAAATTGTCGGCACTACCGTAATGCTGGCTGATTGCATGAGCGCACCAATTGCTCGACTTTTATAGGTGTTAAGCCAGCGCTCTTCGTAAGTCATGTCAAGATAATTACTTAGATCAAGTGACAGTACACCCGCATATTGCTTGAACCATTCGAAATACTTCCACGGATTGTTTGCAACCCGCTCATTTCTTTCATCCGAAGTGAAGAAGCCAACGAATTCGTGTGACTTTCCGTTCAGAGATTTTCTTGAGTTTTGAAACCCCACATAAACGAAGTTCTCGCCTTGAATGTGATCGTTCTTGATAAAGGGCATTTGCGGGGCTCCTGCTTTGAAGCTGGGAAAGGCAAACCCCAAGCTCCCTTCGTAAACACGCATGAGTCGACAGGGGTCAATTATTTCAGATTCGCTATACGAGAAAGAATTTGATTTCTTCAAATCTATCCTCTATCGTCATGCCGTCTAGAAAAGTTAAGGAAAACAATTCATCCGAAGTCTTTGCCACTTCCGATCCTGCATAGTCAAGATAAGGGTAGTTATCATAATCGTCTTCGTGCCCGATTCTAGGATCTTGGATAACAAACCCATTAGATCCCATTTCAATGAAATAGTCATCTCCCCCATATTGAAAGAATATGGCGTTACGCTGTTCAACCGTTTCTTTGATTTCTTCATAATTAACACTAATCCAGTGCCTCACTATAACCCCTTATTCTTTTCCCAAATCTTTAGCGCTTTGTTCAAATTCCGCACCTCGGTTATTGTCAACCTTCGAGGCTCACCGTGATTATAACCATCGTGAGCATGTGGCTTCATTCCTTTGTGGAAATGCCTTAGATCAATCTGCACATTCTTTATACCGGCTTTGTCGTAATAAGTAACCGCCTTCACCTCATTCATGTTCGTGTCTATGGTTACATAGATTCTGTTGTTAATTCCAGACCTTGTTTCTGCAGGCGTACGTCCTCTTTCGGCCCTCTCTCTCACAAAGAGCATATTCTGGTGCAGCAATAATGGTTCATATTCACTGCCATAGGGCATTCCTGAATTTGATATGCCACTCGATGAACCTCTACCTCCCATCTATCCCCCTTTCAATAATTGTTATTTCGGTAAGAGAATACCAATATATATTCAACGTGTCAAATTGATGTCCGCTTGCATTTCGCTTGAGGGCAGAACTTAGAAAGGGATTTGCGGAAAATAAGTCTCCAGTGAATGAGGCATTTTACCTTGCTCTTTCAAATTCGTCCGCGTTGCGGACGGATTTGAGCTGGGCGCACTATCGCAGCTTATTGCGGGTTGATGATGAGAAACAGAGAGAATTTGATCTGCAGGAATGCGTAGACCAAGACTGGTCAACCCGCAGTAGTGATAAGGCTGGCGAGCGTGCCAGACCGCAATGACGGTACTGCGAAAACTTGCCCGTTGCTCCGCAACGCTCTTGACCTTAACGCATCTTCCTGAGCGCAAAGTGTTCCCGTGATGGGAAATCGCTTTGCAAAGGATCTTGCATCTACTAGCTGAATGTGGATTTCGGTGCTTTGCACTCAAAGATCCCTCGTTACCAGCCATAAGTGTTCCAGCTATTCTGATCTCGGGAGGCTAAGGGCAATGTCTTTGACCTTTCGGGCGCACAGCGCCCGTTACTGGTCCTGTGCCGCCAGGCGCAGGTGCATGGGGTTTGCGGGCAAAGTCAAGGTCAAGTGCGAGACCCCGCATCAAATGCGGGGTGACAAGGGTGGCTGGTGTGGGCGCACTCCCCCGCTGTGAGCTGTGGGCTTAGTAAACCTTTAAGCTTCTTTTAATCTTTCTTTCAGGATTTTTTCATCTTTCTTTCATCTTACCTTAAGGCTGCTTTAAAGTCCGGGTGCTACTATCACCACTACGATACCCCTATGAGTCAGGTGGCAGCATGATACGTATAGCCCTTGTGCAGACAGCACCATCCCCGAGCCCCCTCTGCTTTGTGCTGGCAGCGCTCCTGCTTGCCCTCCTGCTGTGGCTGTCGTTGATAGATGTGCGCGAACGCCGGCTGCCAAACCAGTTGGTGTTGGCTGTCGCAGTTTTGGGCCTTGTGACCCACGTCGTGAGGAGTGCGTCCACAGCTGACAGCTTTTCGTCGTTGATGCATAGCGTCCTGCTCGGTATGCTGCTCTCTGCGGGACCAGCGCTTGCCTTGTCGTTGATCTACCAGTTAATTCGCGGACGTGGCGGTTTTGGCGCAGGTGACATCAAGCTGCTGGCGGCACTGGGCATTTACTTTGGTCCAGCGGGGCTGTACCTGCTGCCCATCGCCTGCGTGCTGGCATCTGTGGTTGCCCTCCTCACGTATATTTGCCAACGCGTAACCGCCGGTGATTCAGCTATTTCCCACAAGCACAGCATTGCCTTTGGGCCCTACATTGCACTTGCAGCACTGCTTTTGCTGATGTTGCAGATGCTGCTCTAGGTGCCTAAACCCAAGAGCGCGGGCGCGCGGGGACGCGCGCCCCTACAAAGGTCGAGGGCGCGGACGTGCGGGGACGCGCGCCCCTACAGAGGTCAGTTCAAATCAAGCCAAAGACCCTAACGCTGCTGCTACTATCGTGACAACAAAAAACGAGCCCGCCACTGGCGAGCTCGCTCTAATGCAATAGGTACCTTGCAATCCTAGAGGTCGCGTCCCACCAGGAAGAAATGAGCACGAGGATGTGCACACACAGGGCACAGCGCAGGGGCTTCGGTGCCCTCATGGATGTGACCACAGTTGTCGCAGCACCACTTGCCAGCAACGGGAGACTTGAAGGCCTCGTCGTTTTCCAGGTTGTCAATCAGGGTGCGATAGCGATCCTCATGATGCTTTTCGATGGTAGCAACGCCGTCCATCAAGGCAGCGATTTCTTCAAAACCTTCCTTGCGTGCGGTTTCTGCGAACTCGGCATACATTTCGGTCCACTCGTACTTTTCGCCTTCGGCAGCATCTGCCAGATTTTGCAAAGTTGGAGGCAGTCCAGCCTTGGTATCACCATCATTCATCAAAATCTTGAACCACATTTTTGCATGAGCCGTCTCATTAACCGCCGTCTCATTAAAAATGTCTGCTATGTAGTTCAGACCTTCCTTTGTTGCCACGCCAGAATAGTACGTGTACTTGTTGCGAGCCTTGCTCTCACCCGCAAAGGCGGTCAATAGATTTGCTTCAGTTTGGGAACCTTTAAATTCCATGGGGAAACTCCTCTCAACATAAAACCTACAATATTTCTGCACATGCAATCATACTACAAAATACCTACGCGCGACGTGTAGAATTTATAATGTTCCAAAAATAATCGTAATTAATTATTGGCTTCTGCGGATAAAGAAGTCCGCCATCGATAGCAGCAACTTCGTCGCCCTATTTGGCTCCAGTGCCGCGGCCAGCTCTGCTTTGGCGTCATGAATAATGCCGGTGGCAAAATCATTAGCATAGTCGATAGAGCCCGCATCGCGCATAATCTGAACAGCTTCTTCAAGCGTCGCTTCATCAGTCGCGTGCGAACGCAAGATATCCAGCAGGCGCTCGCGCGCTTCAGCAGGCGCATTATTCAGGGCATGCACGGCCATCAGGGTACGCTTGCCTTCGGTAATGTCGATGCGGAAATCCTTGCTGCGATCTGAACCCGTCAGGTTGATCAAGTCATCTTGAATCTGGAAGGCAAGTCCGGCAGCCAGGCCAAAGCTGCGCAGGGTCTCAACCAGTCCTGTGCTGGCACCCCCAATAATGGCACCAATCGCCAAAGGTATCGCGCCAGAATAAAAGGCCGTCTTATGACGCGCCATAACCAGATAGTCATCGACCGCTAGGTCAAAGCGATTGTCACGCGCCCAACCAATGTCTAATGCCTGACCTTCAATAGTGCGCGTGGTCATGTCGACCAGCTCACCCAGCACGCGAATCTTTACCGGATCATCCAGATAGGGGTCAGTGACAACGCTACCCGTAACCAGCGACAGCGCCAAATCACCGGCATTAATCGCCAGTGCCACGCCTTCTTTTACGTGAAAGCAGGGTTCGCCGCGGCGTGTTTCAGCACCATCTTGAATATCGTCATGAATCAGGGCTGCCGTGTGGAAATGCTCGACAGCTGTTGCACTACGCATGGCAATCATGGGGTCACCACCCACGGCCTCGCAGGCCAGCATGCAAATAATAGGACGGTGACGCTTGCCCGCGTTCGCGCTGAACTCGGACAGCGGCGTGTAGAGATAGCGCAGCATGTCAGTGTGAGCACCCTTGTCGCCTGTGTAAAAACCACTCAGGTAGTCATCAATCTTTTTGCCCTCTTTACGCAGGTACAGTTCAAAGGACAGCTCTTGTAGTCGGTCTAATGCCATGGCGCGCTTTCGTCTCTTTCTAATCACAAAGGCCGAGGGACGCTGGACGTACTCCGCCCACGTGTTCCCTCAGCCCTTAGTCTTGTCTTCAGTATTTACCGCTCGTTACTATTCAGCCATTATTCGGTGGTAGCGGCAGTATCGGCCTTTTGGATGTCGACCACCTTGATGTCAAAGGTGATGTCCTCGTTTGGCGGAATGATGTATTCGCCGGTCTGAGGGTTCTGGGCACCCTGCTCGCCGTAGGCTTCGGCAGATGGGATTTCGACGGTCTTTTCTTCGCCCAGCTTCATGCCCACGACGGCATTGTCAAAGCCAGGAATCATCATGCCCGCGCCAGCCACGAAGGTCAGCGGAGGTCCACCAGCTGAAGAATCGAACTCGGTTCCGTCAGACAGTCTACCGGTGTATTCGACAGAAACGGTATCGCCCGCTTCGACGATGTCAGCAGCACCAGCGGCTGCGTCGGTAGCGGTCGTTTCGTCGGTCGTGCCACTACAGGCGGTCAGCATCATCATGGCTCCCAACAGGACTCCTACAATAAGTACGGTCTTTTTCATTGATACGCTCCTTAGCATGGTCGTCTTTTGCGCATAGCTAGGCGCAAAAGTCATACGGAATCATTATAGGCTAAGCAGGCGTATCATGTGCGCATTTGAGGCTAGCAACAATCATCGTGCTCTGGCAGGCCGGCGAGGCTTGTCAGATACGACACCACAGCTGCCATCAGCGTTGCTGACAGTACAAAGCGCCATTCGACTGATTCAATCAATGCCGAAGCCCCTAGCATGCCTGAAGCAGCTTGCGCCGCCGTCTTTACAGCTCGAATCGATGCTGCCACCAACCATTTTTGGCAGCGTAGGTAGAGGAGTGAGTCCATATCATTTTCCCCTCCAAGTCCAGCCCAGGGCGCGCGCGGTTTTCTCACCCACGACACCATCAGCCATCAGCTTACACTTACGCTGAAATGCTTTCACAGCAGCTTCTGTTGCTGCCCCGAAAATACCATCTGCACTAATTTTTAAAGCCTGCTGCAGCTTCGAAACGTCGGCATGAGGTCGCGCCTTGCTGCCCATGCCCCTTTGCAAATGTCCCAGCAAGTTGTATTTTCCAACCGGCTTCAGCCAAGGAGTCTTGTTGTTCTCTGCGGCTGAAGTCTGCAGGATAGAAATGTGGATGTGACTCGTGTGCGGGTTGCTGCCCGTGTAAGCACGCGCCACGAAGCCATCTTTTCGCGAGTAGATTTTGCGATTATAGACAACATAGTTCGTTGAGGCATGCTCTTTTGCAGCGGCAATTATTGCGTTTGCATCGACACCTTGAGCCGTAATATCAATGGCATTGACCATGCCGCGCACATTAGGATTATGATCACTTACTGCAGCTGCGTGACGCGCATCCCCAATCCAACCATCTGATGCTTTTGATCTGTCTGGCCATCTTTTGCTAACCTCATCGCGCAAGATGCCCAATGAGGGTGCTAGTTTATTCGTCATGTTATTCCTCTCGATTCGTGGACTCTTTACGTAGGTTGAGTCCGCGTTGTCCCTCTTTGCACTAGGGCTAGGAGGTTCTTTTCCACATATGCGCTACGATGTATGGCTGCATGTTGTTATGTGATGTCCCACTACCCGCCGCTCCAGTGGTTCCGCCGCCAGCTGCTTGTGTGTTCACAGGTCGTCTCACTCCAAAATCTGCGTTAAGGGTATTATTGGTACGTGCTAGCGAGTTATACTGTGTCCCCGTGCCGCTCGTCCACGCACTACGCCCGCCCATCGCGATTGTATTATTCATCGCAAGCATTGACGTTGTTGATGTATCTGTCATCTGGTGAGTATGTGAGCCAACTGTATGTGTATGACTTGGCATCTGCGCCGCCGTCAAGGTGTGCGTCTCTGCGCCACCAGTAGCTCCATTCGTGTAGCTGCCACCTTGACCAACAACCACTCGCCCAGAAGCAAAACTTTCCCAAGTCGTGCCCTCCCACATAAGCGACGGGTTTTCACTGCTGGTACTGGTGTACACAGCACCCACAGGGAAGGGACATTCGACCTTAACTCTGCGTGGCACTATCGTCCAGCCACCGCCCATCGCATAACTGATGTCTGCAATGATCAGGTCCCCCTCTTCAGGACTCTCTGTCGCAACAAAGCCGCAGGTCATGGACATCACTATGGGTCGCAAGCACAGAAATGTCGCCGTCACGGGTGCAGAACTCAGATCAAGCTGCTCATCCTTCATGCGACAATAGGCGCCCAATAAGGCAATTCCACTTACCTCAAATTCGCTCGGGGAAATTCGCTCAAAAATAAACCTACTTACAATCTTGTTTCCAAAAAGCTGCGTGTTCATTTCGCGCACATCCGCAGCACTTAAGGGTGTATCCATCCCCTGAACCTCATCAAAGGGGAAGGTTATAATTGTTCTATCATCCATTTTCTTTCTCCTCAATCTTCTAAGTGTTCTTCTTTATTAATTCACCGACGGTCGGATAAGACTTGCCTACCGAAATATTGATGAAGCTTCCCTTACCACTAAATACTTCCTCGACCTCAGTCACAATGTCAGTTGCACTTACACCGTCAAGCTCATAGCCCACACGGTCGCCAAGGGTATAATCACTACCGAACTGAAAGCGTGACTGCTCGATTCTTCCCGTCAGGCTTAAGGACCGTTCCTGGCCTGCCAGAGCCTGCTCTCCTCGAGACTTTAATGCTGCCGTCAACTGCGAGCCAGTCAAGCCTTCGCCAACATTTCCAGCATCTACCCACATCTCGCCATAGCCTTCCCCTAGACTGCCCTTTGCCACTACTACCGTTCTTTTCGAGCCCTCGCCAGGACCGCCCACAACGGCATAATTGCACAGTTCGTCATCTGCCTGCGTGTAGACTACCTTTGATAAATCACCATAGTTCGGGGAAAATACAACAGCGTTAGACCTATCGACCCCCTCATACAGACTCGGAACAATATGGCCATCCACATAACGCGAATAGAAACGAATTGGCATATCTTCAAGTAGCCTTGCCACACAGTCGTAACACTGCTCCCAGCTAAGCTGGTCACTGACGAGTTCACTTATGTGCACACTCTCAGAATCGCTGTCATTCATAAGTGAAAAAAGCTCAATCATTCGATCTTGCCCCGGTAGCTGTGCAACCGGCATCAAGCATGCATTCACCACATCAACTATGAGCTTCTCGCGCCGAACCTGACTGAAGTACTTCACGCCCCACAATACGCGACGCGCAAGCAACTGCACCGGATCGCAGGCCTCCACTAAAACAGCATGCTGCTCACCATAGTCGAGCACGCGACTCGTTATGAAAGCTATCGTATCGCAGTCATCGCGCTGCAGATAACGTGCAGCAAACACGTCTTCAGCCCGGGACAGTGGCAGCATGGCATCGACCCTCATAGAAGTCATGTTGCTGCGCCACACTAGAGTGTCGAATTCACTGATGGCACCAATGCGACGCCCACGCTCGTCTAGTAAGTAGAGGTTCATATCAATCAAGCCCCCTCGTAAATCTCTGAGTAAGCAATTTGAGCCTCTCCATCGAAATGATGCAGAACAACATCAGCACCACCGACAGCAATCAAGGGAAAGCTGCCTTCAAGCTGATCGAAACATTTACGCCCGTTAATAACAAGCATCTTTCCGACCGTATCAAGAGTCACAAAGTCACCCTCGTTCAGACCGACTAAGGTCGCGAAATACTCGCCTACCTCAATCCCAACACTGCCCGTCTTGCTCGACCGCAGATTCAGTTCAAAGCCGGCAGGATGGTCCCCCGCGTTGTGGCAGCGCAATTTATTGCCGCTGTACAAAGCGCCAAAGCGCACAGGAAACACGCTTGGAAAGCGCAGCCCACCTTCAAGCCCCATAAAGACATGCCGGATCCGCACATCGTTCGTAAAATAGGCACTCGGACACAGAAACGAAACCAGTACCTCGGGCGTGCAAGCAGACCTGCTTGCCACAATGCTTATCGGCCCGTCGCGGTATCCGCGAATGTAGCGCACCTGCCCGCCACGCATGACAGTGATGGTTTCAAGTCGACCCAAAGGAAAGAGAGACGACACAGCATGCGGGTCACCATGAGGCATCACGAACTTAAACCACAGTCGACGCATTTTTGCGCGCCCGCCACTAACACTGCCACCATCCAAAAGGGCATGCTCCTGGGAACACAGCTCGCTATCAGGCGAATCGAGACCACCTGGTTCTTCGATCAATATATAATCGCCTCCTGGCCCCTCAGAAAGTAAAATACGCCCCTCAGGAGCGTATTTCGAAGCCGTCGTTATTTCAATGCGCATCTTATCTTTCATGTTCTAGCCACCGCTTGCGCGTTAATCCTTCCTGCCGAAACGACGTCATAAAAACTGGTCACCGGCGTATTAAAAGTGTTGTATTGATTCACGGCCGCGACTCCTGCATGCGGGCTAAAGTTGTTGTTAGCGCTGCTTATGCGGAGTGCGTCCACGCCTGTCGACATAGCATCAAGGGTTGCGACAGATGCCACATCAAAGGCGTCACTAATGGCGTCAGCC